ATTGTCACGACACATGCTCTGGCACCCGATCCAACGCCATGGATGCGCGGCGGCGGGGGTTCTGTTTTTGCAAATTCACCTCCTACTCAGGAGCCCCCGACATGAGCACCATTCCTGCGCCGGCCCGCCGGGGCCTGATCCCGGCTGTCTCCGGCCTCTTTTCCGCGGTCTCGCGCCCGGCCTCCCGGATCAATCTTGATCGCATCGCCATTGGCCTCGTCTTCTTCGCTGGCGTCGTCACGATCCTGAAGAAGAACGGCGTCGACGTGCCGAGCTTCATGGTGCTGTTCGGCTGCTCGCTCGGCATCGCCGGTCTGCTCTACGAGATGAGTGCATCCCGCTCGATGATGCGGGCCTTCTGGGAAGCCAAGCCCTTCTCGATGTTCTGCAACCTCACCATCTGGGTGGCGGCTTTCTCGTTCTCGATCTTCAACTGGATCGGCGCTGCTGCCGAAGGACAGGCGGAGAAGACGAACATTCAGAAGGCGGCCTTCGTGCACTCCGCAGATGCCCGCACGCGTCTCGACATGGCTCAGGACGCCTTGAAGAAAGCCCGCAACGCCGCCCAGGAAAAGCACAACGCCGCCTGGGAGACGATCCCTGTTGTCGACGGTCAGAAGATCACCGACCGGGGTCAAGCCGAAGCCTTGATTGCGAAGATCAAATCGAACACCCGGTACTGGAATCTGACGAACGAGTGCCAGACGACCAAAGGTCCGCAGACCCGGAAGTACTGCGCCGACTACAACGATGCGAAGGCTGCTCTTTCGTGGGCTGATACGCACCCGGCTCTGATCGATGCGGCCAATGCCGCGGATCAGGACGTGAAGCGTCTCGAGCAGGAAGTCGTCAGCGCCCGCAGCGAAGCGTCGAGCACGAAGGTCGTGACCTCTGAGGATCGCGCCGACCTGTTCATGCTGACGGACTGGGGCGGCATGAGCGAGTCCCGCGCGCAGCAGCTGACGGGCCTGATCTCTGTTCTCGTCATTTCGGTGTTCATCTCGTTCGGATCGATGCGCGATGAAGCGGCACGCCTGACGGCGGAAGGTCCGCGCCGGAAATGGTCTTTCCTGTCGCGCACCTATCGTTGGGCTTATCGCAAGGTCTGGGGCCAAGAGCCCGACAACACCACCTCCGTGACGCACTACCTGGACCCGCGCGGTGCCGAAGCCCTTGCTGCGGTTGAGCGTGACCGGGAGCGTATTGCTATCGCGGCGCGCGCGGCTCAAGCCCGTCTCAATCCGCAGGGAGCGTTCGCATGAACATCCAGAACATGGACTTCATGCAGATCGTTCACTTAGCCGGGCGCGTCGTGTGCGCGCTCGGTCTTTTGATGTTTTTCTTCAACGTCAACCTCGGTGTGCAGATGCTCGCGCATCCCGGGATTGAGGTTGCGGCCGCCGGCTGGTTGATGAAAAGCCTCTGATGGCGATCTCGCTCAAGCATAAGTTCGAGAGTACAGTCCCTGACCAGCCAAAACCGGGACTTGTTCGTCCTTCGGACTGGAATGACGAGCATGATCTGACCCTGTCGTCGGGTTACCTGGTAGGACGAACGTCACCCGGTGACGGACCGGCGGAAAGCATACCGGTAAGCAGTTTCGCGACGGCGGATCAGGGCGCGAAAGCCGACAGCGCGCTCCAGTCGTTTGATGTTGCGGCTGCTGTCCACGCTGCGTCTTCGAAGTCTACCCCGGTCGATGCAGACGAGTTCGCGCTGATCGATAGCGCGGCGTCTTTCGGCCTCAAAAGGCTGACGTGGGCCAATCTAAAGACCGCGTTCAAGGCGTACTTCAATCCAAGAGAAGTTCTCACCGCAAACCGCACCTACTATGTGCTTACGACAGGTAGCGATAGCAACACTGGTCTGGTGAACACGAGCGGCGGCGCGTTCCTGACGGGACAGAAAGCGATTGACACTGTCGCCGCGCTAGACCTGTCAATTTACAATGTCACCATCCAGTTCGGCGCCGGGACGTATACTCAGAACCTCGTTCTAAAAACCCTCGTCGGTTCCGGGAGCGTCACGCTTCAGGGAGACACGACGACACCTTCCAACGTCGTCCTTAGCCCGGCGAGTGGGTCGTGTCTCAATGTCAGCAATATCACGGGCCTTTGGAACATCACCGGGTTTAAGACGATCTCGGCCGGCGGTGCGATCCAACTGCTCGTTTCCGGCGCTTACCTAAATATCGGCGTTATGGACTACGGTGACGCCGCAAGTAACGGCATCCACATCTATGAAGGGACTGGCGCGCGAATAAATCAGAGCGCGGTCGCTACGACGATCAGCGCAACGACGTTTGGGTATCACATCTACCTTGACAATAACTCTGTTTTTTACGGCAACAGCACTCGCGCCACGACCCTGACGGGCAATCCGACGTTCATCTCCTATGTCTCTGCGACCAACGGCGCGAACCTCCGCAACGGCGTTGAGACGTTTAGCGGTTCTGTGACGAGCGGCAGCAAATACAACATCTCGCAGAACGCGACTGTCGCTAGCGCAGGCGGTGCCAATCCGTACCCAGGAACGATCGCAGGCACGACTTCAACGGGAGGCCAATACGTATGATCACCGAATACCGCGTCGAGGGCGATCGGGTGGTTACGATTGAGCGCGCCGAAACGATTGACGACTACAAGAATGCCGTGCAGGCGCACATCGACGCTGTCGCGCGCGCCAAGGACTACGACAGCGGCGTCTCGCTAGCGGGTTACAAGGGCAGCGCAGTGGAAGCATATGCGGCTGATGCCGAAGCATTCACAACGTGGCGCGATCCCTTGTGGCTGACGGTCTTCGGCATCCTCGCAGACGTACAGTCAGGCGCGATCCCGCAGCCCACAATCCCTGAACTGATCGCGATGCTTCCAGCACCGCCTTGGGCAGTGAATGCCTGACCTAACAGCCTTCCAACCGGACGCATTCCAGGACGATGCGTTTCAGATCTTCGATGACGATATTTCTGGTCGCCCCGTAAAGGTCACTTCGGCAGGCGCCGCAATTGGAAAAGCGACGATGAATGCAAGCCCGGTTCTGGATATCCAATCCAGCGGCGCTCCTGGTCTCTGGAAGGTGAGATAGATGCTCGCGCCATCGAAATACTTCGTAGGGGCAGCAGTGAGCCTATCAGCCTCGTTCACCAATTCCGATGTCACGCCGTCCGATCCGGATACCGTCACTCTCAAGCTCAGGTCTCCAAACTGTCAGTCATTCACCTACGTCTACGGCACTGATGCCAACGTCACGAGGCAATCGGCCGGCAACTATGCGGCAATCGTTACGCCCAATTGCGCAGGTCGATGGTTCACACGATGGGAAGGCACGGACCCCGACGGCAACGTGATTGCGATAGAGGGCAGCTTCAACGTCCAGGCCTCTCGCTTTGTGGACCATGATTGTTGCTGCAGGGATTACAGATGACACCGAAGCAGGTTCGCGATGTTTTGGACTATGATCCGGAGACGGGCGAATTGCGGTGGAGAAGGCGCACGCCGGATATGTTCAGAGACGGGCCCCAGTCCGCTGAGCATGTTTGCGCGCGGTGGAACTCTAAGTTCGCGGGCAAGATAGCGGGCAACCCCCATGCCGCCGGGTATGTCGCGCTCCGCTTGTTCAACCAGCAGTATCTCGCCCATAGAGTAATCTGGGCATGGGTCACGGCAGAATGGCCAGATCTTGATGTTGACCATGCGAATGCCTCGAAATCGGATAACCGCTGGGTCAACCTTCGGCTCGCCACTCGGTCTCAGAACGGGGCAAATCGCCGAGCGTTCCGCACAAATGTTGTCGGTCTCAAGGGCGTCAGCTTCAACAAAGAGAAGGGCAAATGGCGTGCTCAGATCTCGGTCAACAAGAAGTATTTCCATCTCGGCTATTTCGATGACCCATTAAAGGCAAGCGCTGCATACGAATGCGCCGCTCTCGCTCATTTCGGAGAATTCGCAGCGGGGCAGCGCTGCTAACAGCAATGGAACAGCAACCTACCAGCAAGACAGGCAAGGTCATCGGGAAGCCCTTCCAGAAGGGCAAGAGCGGAAACCCCACAGGACGTCCGAAGATCGTCGAAGAGATAAGGACTATGGCTCGCGCGCATGGCGCAGACGCCTTCAAAAAGGTCCTCGAGCTTTTGAAGAGCGACGACGAGCGGGTGTCCTTCGCAGCAGCTCAGGAAGTGCTCAATCGGGCATACGGTAAGCCAACACAAACTGTGGATATGACCATAGAGAGACGGGATGTTTCCGACTATTCCGACGCAGAGCTCATTGCCATGCTCGAAACAGATAGCGACGGAACTGCTGGAAAGGCGAAGGGCTCGCAGATCGCTCATTAATTTCAGCGAATACACGAACCGAGCCTATCGGCCGGCTGCGCACCATCGATTGATTGCTGAAAAGCTCGAGGCAATCGAAGACGGCAAGATTGATCGGCTCATGATCAACATGCCGCCGCGGCACGGCAAATCGGAACTCGGTTCAAGGCGCTTTCCCGCTTGGTTCCTGGGGCGCAACCCCGAAGCGACCATCATGTCGGCGTCGTACAACCTGGACAAGGCAGAGGAATTCGGCGGCGAAGTCCGCGATATCGTCAGGAGCGCGGCCTATCGAAATCTCTTTCCGAACGTCGAGTTGAAAGAAGACACGAGAGCCAAGGGCTTCTGGCGCACGTCGCAGGGTGGATTCTACATCTCGGCTGGTGTCGGCACGGCACTGACGGGGCGTGGCACCGTTGGCCCGATCGTTCTGATCGATGATCCGCTGAAGGATCGAGAGGAAGCCGACAGCGAGCGCACCCGTGAAAAGGTGAAGCAGTGGTATTCGTCAGTCGTTCTCTCGCGCTTCCCGCGCGCCGTGATCGTGGTGCAGACCCGATGGCACGAAGACGACCTGACAGGTTGGTTGCTGGAAGAGCAGGCGAGAGGCGGCGACACGTGGGATATTTTGGAGCTTCCCGCGATCAGCCCGGACGGGCAGGCGCTCTGGCCGGAGTTCTACCCGCTCGATCAGTTGGAGCGCATCAAACGCTCGACGCTACCGCGTGACTGGTCGGCTCTCTATCAGCAACGCCCGGCACCTGATGAAGGCGCGTATTTCAAGCGGGATTGGTTCCGCTGGTACGAGAACAGGCCGAAGCAGCTCAGGATCTATGGAGCGTCTGACTATGCCGTCACGGAAGGCGACGGCGACTACACGGTTCATATCGTGGTCGGCATCGATCCGGACGACAATCTGTACGTCCTCGATCTGTGGCGGGGGCAAACGTCATCGGATGCATGGATTGGAGCGTGGCTCGATCTCGTCCGGATGCACAAGCCTCTGATGTGGGTGGAAGAACAGGGCCAGATCATCAAGTCTATTGGGCCGTTTCTCGAAAAGCGCATGCGAGAGGAACGCGTTTACTGTCGGCGCGAACAGGTGGCATCCGCTGCCGATAAGCCGACACGGTCACGGTCGATCCAAGCGCGCACGTCGATGGGCAGAGTGTACCTGCCATCGAAAGCGCCTTGGCTCGCAGACTTCACGCAAGAGCTTCTCGTGTTTCCCGCGGGCAAGCACGACGACCAGGTGGACGCGTTCGGGCTCATCGGCCGGATGCTGGACGAACTGATCCCGGCTTCGAAGCCGAAAGAGCCGACAGCATCTCAGGCCAGCGGCTACAAGCGATTGAACGAGGATAGGAATAGCGACGGATGGAAGTCTCGATGACTCCAAGCACCGCCCTTGTTCCGGCAGAGGCGCAAGCGTTCACGCCCGACCTTGGCCGATACCGCAAATGGTTCACGGCCTATGAGACGAACAAGCAGTTTGAAATCAACGAGCAGCTTGTCCACGAGGGCTATTACAACAGCACGGGGCACTGGACAGAGGAAGAAGCCCGGAAGCTGAGGAAGCGCGGTCAGGCGCCGATCTTCGATAATCGCATTGCGCGCAAGATTGATTTCCTCGTGGGTGTCGAGCAGCGCATGCGCCGTGACCCCAAAGGCTATCCGCGCACGCCGAATGACGAGCAGTCCGCGGACGTTGCGACGGCAGGCATGCGTTATGCCTGCGACATCAACCGTTGGGAGTTCGTAGGGTCGGCCGGAACGCATGACGGTCTGGTGCGGGGGATTGGCGTCTGCTTCGTCGGCATCAAGCAGGGCATGACCGGGCCTGATCCCGAGATCAAATCCGTTCAGAGCGATCGCTTCTTCTACGACCCTCGCTCGAAACGTCCAGACTTCGAAGATGCGCGCTACATGGGCCTGCATCTTTGGATGGACATCGACGACGCCAAGGAGAAATGGCCGGACAAGGCACAACAGCTCCAGCAGATCATCGACAGTGTTGCCGCCGGCGGAATTCTCTCCCGTGTCGATCAGAACCAGGAAATCGCTTGGGCGGAGTTCGAAAGCCGCCGCGTCCGCGTCGTCGAGTTCTGGGAGAAGACACCGCGGGGGTGGACGTATTGCTACTTCGTCGGCGAAGTGATGCTCGACGGGGGAGTTTCGCCGTATCTCGATGATGAAGGAAAGCCGGATTGCCCTTACGCGGCTTGGTCGCCATACGTGGACGAGAAGGGCAACCGTTACGGCCCGATCCGCAGTATGAAGCCGATGCAGGACGAGGCGAACCATCGCCGGTCGAAGGCCCTGCACCTGTTCACGACGAAGCAGCTCCACTTCCGTCGTGGCACGCTCGAAGACGTCGACAAGACGCGATCAGAACTCGCGAAGCCCGACGGCATGATCGAGCACGACGGAGATTGGGGCAATGAGGTCGGCATTGTCGACCACTCGATGGACGTTGCCGGGCAGTTGCAATTGCTCGAGCAGGCGCAGGCCTCACTCGAAAACCTCGGGCCCAACCCTGGACTGATCGGCAAGGGCGGCGGCGTTGCAGATCAGTCGGGCCGGGCCATCCTGGCTCAGCGTGACTCGGGCATGACAGAATTGTCGCCGGTGTTCGAGCGCAACAGGGATTGGAAGCTCCGCGTCTATCGCAAGCTCTGGTCACGTATCAAACAGTCCTGGACCGCAGAGAAGTGGATCAGGATCACGGACGAGAACGACGCGCCGCAGTTCATCGGGCTCAACCAGTACAACATCGACCCTCAGACCGGGCAGGCTGTGAGCCAGAACGTCGTCGCCATGATCGATGTCGACATCATCATGGAAGAAGGACCTGACGTTATCACAATGAATGAGGAATTGCTGCAGACGCTTTCGCAGCTTGGTCCGAACGCGGTCCCGCCGAAGGTGCTGATCGAGCTCTCCAACGCACCGAATAAGGATCGCCTGTTCAAGATGATCGACGAGGCGACGCAACCGGACCCGGTTGTGCAGCAGATGCAGCAGCGCATGGCGCGGCTTGAACAGCTGGTTCAGGCCTCGACGGTCGACAAGAATGTGGCGCAAGCCGAGTATCAGAGGGCCCAGGCCGTTGCGGCGCTCGCGAAGGCGTTCACGCCACAGCAGCAGAAGCCGATGATGGACGAGATGGGCAACACCATCCCGCAAGCTCCGCCGGCGGCGCCGGATATGATGGCCGCAATGCAGGCGTTGAACATGTTCCCGCTGCAATACCGGCAACCGACAATCGAGCAATACGCGGAGAATGCACCACCGCCTCAGGCGCCGCCTGATCCTGACGATCAGCAGCAACCCGGGCAACCGTTGCCGCAACAGAACGCAGCCTTACCGCCTCCGTCAGGAATGCCGGGCGGATCACCCGTCAACCCACAAATCGCAGGGATGCAGTAATGGACGATGAACTTCTGAAGCTCGAATGCCTCAAGATGGCGCGGGAGA